CTCAACGTCATCCAAATCATACCTTACCCAGCCATTTTGCTCGTCGTAGTCAGCTTCCTTTTCAGCGCAAGCCACTTTCGTACCGTGAACCGGGTGACGTAGATAGATGACCATATTTATAGATAGGGGTAGTTAACCCCCATTTGGTTTACTGAACGTGGATAACTGCAAAGTTAATCACAACGGCTTCAGACAGCGAGCCGCCTGAAAGGTTACGCAATGTGATTGTGCAGCTTCCAACAGCCTTGCCAGAAATCCAGCAATTGTATGCACCAGCAGTAGCGCCAGAAGACACGCTCAAAACTACAACGTCTTTTACGCCAATGACACTGTTGGTCAGCGTAAATGAAACGTTTGTAGCGTTAGCCAAAGCGGCGTTGTTCATAGTGATTTGACCAGCAGACTTGTTCAGAGTTACCCCTGTAGACTTGTCTGTCAATTGAGTTACTGTGCCGCTTGCTTCTGAGGTGTAGCCCAACTCGCCACCAGACAGTACAAAGTTAGACCCAATAATGTCTTGGTCTTCAAAAGCAACACCAATTGGTTTGGTATTAGAGGTCATGATTGTTCCTTTAAAAACAGGGGCCGAAGCCCCCATTTGGTTTAAGCAACGCGATACATCGTGTAGGCAGCATCGCCGGTCTTGCGGAACAAGAACTCGGCTGCACCGCCAACACCAGCGGAACTGCCGGTAATAGCAACGACCAGGTTACCAACCGCAGTAATACCGGTTCCAACAACCATCGTGATCAGACCGGTGGAAGTACCCAAGTTAATCACGACCAAGCGGAACGTGCTGTTGGGCTTGGAGTTGTTGAACACGGCGTCGATTGCCGCAGCCGTTGGCAGCGTGTACGAAGCAGCAGTGGTAGACGGGTTGCCCACCAAGATACCACCAGTAACTTGTGCAGCGGTCAGCGTGGCCGTTGCAGTTGCTGTCTGAGGGGCGGCTTGAACGCCCATGACGATTTCATTGGTGTTGCCATCAGTGAACTGATACCCACCGCCAGAATTTGGGAGAGCCATGATAATTTCCTTTGAAAGATGTTACGAAGAAAGGGGCCGAAGCCCCATTCAATTTAGCCCCAGATACGGGCGGCCATTTGAGGACGAATGGTACCAAAGCCGTACAGAACGTCAATCCGGCAAGGCATACGGTCATTGTTGATGTCGTACTGACGAACAACACGCAGCGAAATGCCGTTGTGGTTTGCGCGAGCGGCCATGTCAACGCCCTGGGGCATCAAAAGGTCAGCGGTTGCAAACGTGATGGCGTCCTTGTGGTAGACCAGGTTTTGCGGATAGCCGGTAGAAGCAGTGCCAACAAAGGTCACGGCAGCGTTGTCAGCGGGGAAGCTGTTAACGGTAGCCAGGGCGCTGTCGCTGGTGTAGATTGCCGGGCTGATTGCAACGCTCGTCCAAGCACCAGAAGATGCAGTGGCGGTAGAGGTGCAAACAAACTGCTGCAACGAACCAGTGGACTCGCGGGTCTGTGGGTTAACAGAGAACACGCCTGCAATGGTAAACACGTCACCCTGAGTAATCGTAGCCGATGCAGTACCGCCGTCAAGGTTGATCGTTGATTGACCTTGAGTGGAGACAGCGCCGTTGACCAAAATCGTGTCAGTCGTAGACCGTGTGCCAGTGGTGTGAACCTTGATGGACTGGCTCATGTTGACTTCTTCAAAGCCCAGAACACCAGTACCCATCATGCCGTTCTTGAACTGGCGTGACACGGTGTCGGTTGGGTTGAACAAGCCTTTCATGCCTTCAACCAAGCCAGCGTTGGCGGCAGGGTTGACGGTAGCGTAGCGCGGCGACATCACGGCAGCGTTTTCGTTCAGCTTCTGCTGGGCTTGCAGCAGCACCAAAGAAGTAGCAGGGGTCGTGCCAGGAGTGCCGACGGTTGAGTAGATCGACTTGTAGGCGTTGGCAACGTCTGCGTCAATGCTGGCGGCCAACTGCGAGATACGGGGTTTCAGTACCCGGTCTGCAAAGTCGTCCATCTGCATGGTCAGTTCAGCGGAAGTGAAGTTCACGCCGATGTGCTTCTGGCTTGCCACGGTCAGGGTCGTGAACTGCTCGTTGTCGTCCTGAACTTGCAGGGCGGCACCGTCAGTGACCAAAGCGCGGTCAGGCAGGCGGATACGCAGGGTAGAACCAATCTTGGCACCGTTAACAGCAAAGCTGTCATCGTACTGGCGGTTCACGTTGCGGGTGATCACAAGGTTGTTCTCGAGAATTTCGAGAGCCTTCCGGGTGATCATGTCAATGGTAAGAATGCTATTAGCCACGATATTTCCTTAAAAACAAATTAAAACTTACGCGCTTGTTGCGCTTTCACTTGTCGCGCTCTCTCGGCCTCAATCCACTGGCTAGTCGTCATGGTCTTGGTAGACCGTGGATCAGTAGTGTCGTAAGACCCAGAACTTACCCCTCGGGCAGTGACAGGTGAAATCGGTTCAGGCGCACCAGAAGTGCGTTTTTGAACGGGGTTATCGGCTAACTTAGCCTCAAGCCGTCCAAGTTCTTTTGCCTGCAAAATAGGCGATAGTCGAGAAATACGATCTGCCTCTTTCGGATTTGAGCCAAGGTGATAAACCAAGTCAGGCCCAATATCCGACGATTGAATCGTCTGCGCCATCACGGTTGTGATCTTCAGGTTCGGGTTGTAGGCAACTTGTTCAAAGTCGCTGTACTTAGACCGAGCCGCTTCTTCACGCTCATGATAGTTATCAAGAATCTCAGCTTGCTGTTTCTGGATTTCCCGCTGCTCAATCAGCTTATAAGCCTTGGCTTCTGCGTAAGCATCAACCGACTCAAACTGATCTTGCGGAGGTAAGTCCACTGCCACTGGTGGCGCAGGCTGTCGCTCTCGTTCCCACTTTCGCTGCTCTCTTGCGAGACGTTTTCCAATTGCGGCATCAAGTTCCTCTTGCGAGAAAGTCTTGGGAGCCTCAACTTCCGGCGTTTCAACTACAGGTTCTGGTGTGGCCGCCGTGGCTTCCAGTTCCGGCGCGGGGGCTAACTCCGCTGATTGCTCTACTTCTGACATTTTGAATCCTGAGATTCCCTGGT